ATGATCATAAGTTGCCTTATATCAAAAATAAAAGAATGGAAAGAAAAGCGCCTTAGAAAGAAAATCATTCTAAGGCTACTTGTGAACCGCAACCATAATCCGGACGGCAATCGAACCGCATTTGAGGCTGATAATATTATCCGTTATATCAAATCCGGTTTGCCCTATTCCGTGGAATAATAACTGGAGGTGTTACCCCATGATCTCCCAATCTTCATAGCCTTGGGCTTTTAGCTCTTTGATTCGTTCTTGATGCTTGATGGCCTCCCCGAAATCCTGAAAGAAAGGGGTTCCACGGTATTCGTCATACAACTTTTGTTTCTGCTCACGTGTCAGTTCCGGTTCGTCTGGATGTTTTTCTTTCCAATAATACTCATAGAAGTAAATCGGATTGAACCGCAGGCGGCGGAACTCTTTCTCAAACTCGGATATCTCGTTTAAATCAACTGTTCTCATATCAATTATTATTGTTTAAAGCCTTTTGAAACTGTTGGAATTGGGCCGTCAGTTCATCCAAGCGATCTTCCAGTTCGCCTTGTTTGCGATAATAGACCTCTTGGATATTGGGAATCTTTGCGCTGAAGTACCATTCCGCATACCATATTGTATTCAGTTCTTCTTCATATAGGTTGAAGTTGGGATAATTTTGTTTATCCGCGTTGTCAGACATGCAAACGATAAAGCCATGCTGACGCAACCGATTCTTAAGACGTTTGACATACGAACGCCCCTCCGTGTCACTTACCACATATACATAATTATCACGTATACCTTCCCATTCAGAACGTTCGATCTTGCGAATGATCAGATAACCTCCATCAAGGATAGAAGGAACCATACTATGCCCTTTTACCCGCACACAGAGATACTGCTTGCCGTCTTTTACCATGGAAGAAGGCATAGAAATAGACTCCACTTCCTCTATATAATCCGTATTACAGAATCCTGATCCGGCGGCAACAGAGATATCGACAACCGGGATACGAACAAGATCGGTATTTGCATATACTGAAGGTTCACAATCCACTTGAGAAGATTTTGGCTCTTCTTTTAGCATAGAGCCACGGCCAGTAAGGAGCCATGCTTCCGAATATCGGGGATAATTTTCAACAATAGACTGAAGCCATTTTGATTGAATATCGGTTCCGTTATTAATAGCCCTGGATAATACTCCCTTACTTGCACCAATACTTTTTTCAAATGTGGTGATTTTTATCCCCTCATTTATAGCTATTTGTTCTATACGCTGTAAAATTGTCTTCATTTTAGTTGAAAATTATCTCTATTTTATTTGCATGGTTGAAAATTATCAACCATATTTGCAAAGTCTTCCAATAGAAAGACGCTATAAAAGTACGAACAAAACATATAATAATTACAACGAATATGGAAGAAAAACGAAACGAGATCACTGTGACGCTGGTATTACAACGTGAAATCGCCAAAAAACTGGCTGTAACAGAGAGGACCGTCCAGTCTGCGCTCCGGTTTGAAACGAATAGCCCTTCAGCCAAGTTAATCCGGGCGTATGCCTTAAATCATGGAGGAAAAATGTTCGAGATCACTAAGAAAGAGGTGGATAACCCCTATAAGGAAGTAACAATCATTTAAATCGAATTGAAATGGGAAACAAATTGCAATTATTCTACAACGAGGAGGCGAACGTAACAATTCGCACGCAGCAACTGAACAACGAACCTTGGTTTGTAGCCAAGGATGTGGCAAACGCTTTAGATATCGCTTGGAGCGGTGCTACATTATCCAATATTCCAGATGATTGGAAAGGGATGATGAGTTTTAACACCCCTTCTTCTGGTGATCGCGGCGGAGGTGTGCAACAGTTGTCAGTCATCAACGAAGCGGCCCTCTACAAACTAGCGTTCCGGAGTAATAAGCCGCAGGCGGATGCCTTCGTCAACTGGGTAGCCGGTGAGGTTCTTCCCCAGCTCCGCCAGACCGGGCAGTATCGGATCAAGGGCGAGGCGGAGTGCATGCGGGAGCAACAACAGCGCCAGCGCCTGCCCCTTCCGAAGTACCGCCCGTTCTTCGAGGAATGGAAGCAGCGGGTGAAGCCCTATATCAGCCGGAACGAGTTGGCAGAGGTGGCAGAAGGTATAGATGTTAGTTATCCGCACGTGCGCAAGGTCTATGCCGGGACATCTGTCAGCGAAGACGTGGTTCGACGGATCACCAGCCTGGCCAAGCAGAACCGAAGTCAAGGTATCACCTATCCCGACCCTGTGCCAATCTGCGAGCAGATGTGCATCGAGTGGGACAAAGAGAAATCTTAATCGCGACATATAAAGACTGCTAACCCTTACACCCGGCCAAGAGAGCTTATGACTCGCACGTAGCGGAGCGAGACCGCAGTCGGGACAAACAGATAATTCTAAAACGACAGAAAGATGGAAACAAAGAGAATCGACTACAAAGCGTTGTGTGAAGCCCCGTTTGAAATGGAATCATTGTATGAAGACAACTTCCCTATGCTGGTTTATACCGGTAGGAAAGAGGAGGAACGCCCGGTGTTCCGCGTGGTGTTCGCGAAGGGCGCGTGCAAGGTTGTCATCGGGCAGCAGGGCAAGGAGTTTTGGGGGATCATTGGCTTGGACCCGAAAACTGGCGAAACGCAATGGTACAACTACAACGACTGTGTCAGCTTGGAGAACTGGGCGGTATTAGACCGGCTGCTGAAGACACGCTTCGGCTGGATGGAACTGACTGATCCCGCTCTCGTGATTGAAACCAAGATGCTGGCAAAGGCACAACTGGGTAATTGACAATGGAGAATTATGAAGGCGAAGGTGATACTTTACGGATGGGCATTGAGTTGGCTGTCCCTGTTTGCCGGAATCGGAACGATGGAACACGGCAGCATGCTGACGGGAAGTCTGCTCTGTTCGGTCTGGTTCTTCTTCAGCTACATGTTGATCGGTAACGAAGCGGCTTGCAAGCGCGAAGTAGTCCGTTTCGAAGAATGGATGGTTCGGCTGCTTGGTGGCAGCGACAAGGATAAACAATCGGTTTAGGTCTCAATTAATATTGGTTTTGGTTTAGCATCGGTACGCGGCCCGCGGTACGAGGGTGGTATCCCGGATAGTTCAGTCAGGCAGAACAATCGGAACTGGTAATTCAGGCGATATGGTCAGCGGTTCGAATCCGCTTCCGGGAACAATGATAAATTTCTAAAAACGGAACGATATGGAATTCTACAAGAATCAACTGTGCATATCATACACTGAGCTGACGGCAGGCGATCCGTTGGCGGTTGATCCGCTGAAACGGCCGATCCTGTCGGAGTCCAACTTCAAATATTACAAGAAGACGGGCAAACTGCAGGTGCTGAACCGTGCCTGTTACGGTACGCCCGCTTTGGTTCTTTATGCCTCCCTGCCCGACTGCGTCAAGCAGGAGGTGGAAGCCCGCAAGGGGGAAACCTTCGAAACCGAACCGAAACGCTATGTGCTGAAAGAGATGATCCGACGCGACCCGATGGCAGAGCAGTTCTTCCGAGGCTGGACTTTCGAGGGGCGTCCGTACGACCACCTAAAGCCGGAATATGTCGAGTTGTACGTTGCCAACGCTTCGGCGTTGAACGCCGTCTTGGAGCTGACGGGCAACCGTTCGCTCTTCATCAAGCAATACGGCAAACCCTACAACCGCGTCTGGCCGGAGACCAGTCGTGAGCTGAACGAGATACAGGATGTCGTCGGCTGTCGCCTGCCTAAGAACCATCTTGCGCTGAAAAGGGTTGCCCTGAAGTACAGCGAGGAGGGTTACGAGAGTCTGATCAGCGGCAAGATGAAGAACAACAACGCCCGCAAGAACAAAGAAAGCCGCCAGGAGGCACTGATCGTTGAACTGATCGGTGACGGCCGCAACATCGACAACGAGACGGTGGCACGGCTCTACAATGCCGTTGCCGGTCGTATGAACTGGAAACCCATCACCGGTGCAACCGTTGCCAACTACCGCAAGGAACATCCCGAATGTTATGCCGGACGCTACGGAAAGAGTGCACTTGCCAACAACAAGCTGATGCAGGTGACACGTACGGCCCCCACTGCGCCGATGTACTTCTGGTGTGTCGACGGATGGGATACGGAACTGTTCTACCAGGCACATGCCACTGACAGTCGTGGCCGAAGCGTTACAACCTACCATCATCGTCCCACAGTCGTTGCCATTGTCGATCCTTTCAACAAATACATCATCGGTTATGCCATCGGTCGCCACGAGTCGGCCGCACTGATCCGCCAGGCTTTCCGCAACGCCTTCGAGCATGTGAAGGAGTTGTTCGGATCTTATTTTAAGCCCTGGCAAGTGCAGACCGACAATTACGGCCGAGGCCATCTGAAGTGTTTCTACGAAGCGGTCGGCCACTGGTACACTCCGGCAGCTGTAAAAAACGCAAAGTCGAAGATCATCGAACCTTTCTTCAACCAGTTCAACCGGCAATGGCTGCGCCTTTTGCCCAACAGCAGCGGCCACGGCGTGAAGAGCCGCCAAAAGCTGCAAGTGTCTGATGACTGGATCGAGACTCACAAACGTGACTTCCCCGATTTCGAAGGATGCTGCCAGCAGTTGGTAAAGATGATCGATTTCGACCGCGCCACCAAGCGCGAGGAATACATCAACCGGTGGATCGATCTTCCCGAAACCGATCGCCAGCTGTTTGCCCCTGAAGACTTCCTGTTGGCTTTTGGCGAGACAGCTGCTCCGCGCCCGCTTAGGGGTGATGGCGTGCATCTGCAGGTGGGCGGTCATCGTTTCCAGTATGAATGTTTCGACAAGGAGTTCCGCAGTTATGGGCACACGACTTTCTTCCTCAAATACGATCCCTCCGACATGGACCGGGTGATCGCTGTCGAGAATATCGGTACGCAGAAAGAACCGAAAGAGGGAGGCGTGAGGTTCGTCCTCGAACGCAAGTACGAACAGCCTATGGCACTGAAAGATCGTGAGGAGGGTGATGCCGAACAGCTGCACCGGGTGTTCAACTTCAACAAGGAGTATGTGGATGACATCGTTCTGAAACGTACCCGCAGCGGCGAGATCGTCCGCGAGCTGTTTGAAGAGAACGAGGACCTGTCGAATACCCTCACTGCTCACGTGATCACCGACTCGCTGGGTCGACATAAGGATGTACGCAACGAAGTAGCCGGGCGTAAGGAACCGATCTTCCTGCTGAGAGTTCCAAAGCAGGAAGAGATCACAAACGAAGAGGACGATTTCACTTTCAGTGATGATCACAGTGACTTTTTAAATGATTTTTAAACGATATAAAGAAACAGACACGATATGAATAGAAACGGATTATTGAAACACGTAGGTGACTGGATCACCCGGCTTGGATCACAGAGTAAGGTTGCAGAGAAATGTGGCATATCAGGTACCGCCCTTAGCCAATGGATGAACGGGAAGTACGGCGCGAATAGCGCCGAGCTGGAAAAACGCATCGCCTCCACTTTAGGCTATCAGGAAGACGGCTGGCAGGTGGTGACCACCATCCAGAACTACCGCAAGATCGAGTTTGTTTACCGCTCCTGCAAGCAGCAGGCTTTGTGGATGGCGATCTCGAACAAGGCGGGAAGCGGCAAGACACAAACCTTGGAACACCTCTTCAACCAGGATCTCACCGGCTCGGTTGTCTTCATCCAGGCAGAGGAGTGGAACTCCAGGCAGTTCCTCGTTGAGCTGGCCGAACGCACCTGCGGTGTACCCAAGCGAGGCTATACCGATATTCCTACCTTGCTGAAGATGATAGCGGAATATTTCAACGGTATGGCCGGTGATCACCCGGTACTGATCATTGATGAAGCCGACAAGCTGAAGCCGGCCGCCTTCCGCAAGCTGATCCCCCTCTACAACCGTACCGAGCACCGTTTGGGCTGTGTGCTTGCCGGTACGGAGAACCTGCATAAAGAGATTGCCCGTGGTGTGCGTAACAACACCAAAGGCTATGACGAAATCGACAGCCGCTTGGGACGCAGCTACATCGAATTACCCGGAGCCACCGAGCAGGATGTAAAGGAAATCTGCACCGCCAACGGATTGGACGATGCCACCGCCGACCGTATCTGGAACGAGGTTGACAAGATCAAGCGCTACGTGAAAGTAACCAACAAACGGGGCGAGACCAAGGAGAAGAACCTGTTTTTCTGCGAAGACCTGCGCCGACTGATGCGACTTGTGAAACGTGAACAGATCGCTAACCAATTCGGACAGATGTAGCGATGGGAAAGATCTTAGGCGTAAAACAATTCCTGCAGGAAAGGAAAAAGGCGATGGATTTCAGCGGGGCGTTCTATCATCTGCTGGGCCGTCCCGAACCACAAGGCGCATGGATCATCTGGGGACAGTCGGGATCAGGGAAAACCACCTTCACCTGTCGTCTGGCGAAGTATCTCGCCGAGTTCGGCCGTGTCGCCTACCTCTCGTTGGAGGAGGGCGACAGCCTCTCACTGCAACGTTCGTTTCAGGATGCCGGAATGATGGAAGTGAACGGACGGGTGGTGCTCCTGGACATGAACTTCGATGAGATGGTAGAAAAACTCGCAAAGCCGAAGAGTTGGGATATCGTTATCATCGACTCCTTGCAATATGCCCGCATCGACTACGATACCTATCGCGACCTGCGTTCCCGCTTCCCCCGTAAGCTCTTCATCTTCATCAGTCACGCCGACGGCAAGAACCCCAAGGGTGGTGTGGCCGACAGCATCCGTTACGACTGTTCGTGCAAGATTTACGTGGAAGGTTTCCGTGCTGTGGCTGCCAGCCGTTACCTTGACCACGGACAGAAGTCGCACCCCTTCATCATCTGGGAAGAGAAGGCAGTTCTTTACTACGGACAGGATTTTGATCAAGTTAAATAACATTCAGAAACAATACAGTATGGCAACAACCAAGAGACAAACGAAAAAACATTCTCACGCACTCTTCTGGACTTTGTTGAAGGAAACGCCGGGTTACGATCCTTGTTACAAGGAAGTGATCAAGGAGGGTATCGTACATGAACATAGCGGTGGGCGTACCACCTCGCTCAACGAGATGTATGAGAACTATCCGTCGGAGTACAGTCGGATGATCGATGCGATGAAGCCCAAGGGAGAAAAGAAACTGATGGCCTACGAGGAACGGCGCGACCTGTCTGCCAAACGGGTGATCGCCGCCATCTGCCAGTGGGTCGACAAATTGGGCTACAAGTTTCGTGACGACCGGCATAAGTTGATGTATGTGAAAGGCATCGCCTGTCGGGCGGCCAATTGCGGCAACTTCAACGCAATACCGGACGACAAACTGACAGCCATCTACAACCTCTATTGTAAGCGCAACAGCGTAGGCATAGAGGGTAACCCCGAACTGGACCACCCTGTCGGCAAAAACTAAGGAGCTATGGGTTACATTCCGATAAAGGACAAACTGGAAGAGATCGAGCGGCGTGGACGGCAGATCCGTCGCCGGCAGGAGAAACTGAAGGACGACGCAGCATTTCTTGCCGATATGCTGCTCACACGCGCCACATCCGACATGGAGGCACAGCGCCGCCTGCTTCGCGAATGGGAAGAGGAGATAGAGCAACTTGAACAGTCGCTCACCTTTCTCCGGAGCGAATACATGAAATACAAACATAAATCAAATTCATAATTCATAAATCAAAAAATCATGGAAGATTTAAGCAAACTGACAAGTAAAGATTTAGAAGCATTATTGGCAAAAAAGAGAGAAGAAGAACACCGCCAGGCGTTGGACAAACGCGCCGCCTATGAAGGCATCCGTGCTGAATTAGTACAGAAAGTTGAAAACAAAGTGCGTTCCGTGTGCGACGAAGTGAAAGGGCTGCACGCTTTTTGCGTGGATGAAATCGGAGCGTTCCGCCAAGTGCTCGCCGAGTACGGCCAGTTGCGCCGCGAGGGACAGATGTCGTTCACCGTCCAGGAGGGTTGCTTCCGTATCGAAGTGAGATCGAACAAAGTGAAACGTTTTGATGAGCGTGCCGATATCGCCGCTTCGCGCCTGATCGAGTTCCTGCAGCAGTGGATCGAGGGTAAGGATGCCGGAAGCGATGACCCGATGTACCAGTTGGCAATGACGCTTTTGGAGCGCAACAAGTATGGTGATCTCGACTATAAGTCGATCTCGAAACTCTACGAGTTGGAAGATAAGTTCGATGATCCCGAATATACCGCGATCATGAACCTTTTCAAGGAGTCACACCTGGTCGAAGGGACGGCGACCAACTTCTATTTCTTCGAGAAAGACAAGATGGGCGTATGGAAGAAACTCGAACCATCGTTCAACCGACTGTAAAACGGGTAAAATCCACTACCCTCACCCCCGGTCGCTGGATATACGTCTGCCCCTGTGGTTTCAGGTACACCGTCTGCCGGGTGGTGAGGACTTCGAGCAAGTGGATGGTCTATTGTTTTAAATGCAAACAACAAACAGGAAAATATTACAAAGTCATGGACGAACGATTGGAATTTGAAGAGAACTTCAATGGCAAGTTGAACTGCCGCTGTTTCACGACGATCCGTCTGCATCATCCGGTCAGGAATGCCATCGGGGCAGTGAAGCAAATCTATTTGAAGGGTATATGGAAAGGCAATGCGAAAATCTTGCAAGCCTCGACCATCACACTCGACCGTATCAACCTCCCGATGGCGAAGCTCAACTCAGGCCTCATGCCCGAAGAGTGCCGACGGCTGATCCGTAACCTCTATCGGAACCGCCCCGGCATCAACTGGGAGGCACAACAGTTGGACTACCTTCTTTTGGAGTATATCAACGAATCAAAAGAACCTAAATTATTTTAAGATGAAAAAGAAGAAACAATCCTGTGCCGCCAATCGGCACAAATGCCGCCCGGTCTTTCTGATCGAGCAGGAGCTGCGCGAGGCGATGAATGATGCCGCCTCCTGTCTCCGAAACCGGAACTACGCCCGCCATCAGCAGGCCATGCAGCGCATAGCACGTTTGAAAAAGGAGCTTGAAGACTCCCGGATCGACCAACAGTTCCACGACGACAACCGCAATATGGACCGGGCCGAACGGGCTTTTTTCGGCAAGATCCTGCACCTGTCGCTCAACGAAGCCGACCTGGCGATCTATCATATCGAGATGTTTTTTGCCTACTTCAGCGACCGGGGCTTCAAGCCCGTCCCCGAATGGGAACACCGCAAGGGAGAACTGATCCGTGCCATCAAGGCTTATCGTGAGTTCGTGAGGGTATTCTTCGAGGGAGCCGACCTGCGCGTCGGCAATGAGCTGAACTTCATGAAGCTCCTTGATCTGATCTCAGACCGCTGCTTCACCGACCGTGAACGGGTCTATTACGACAAGTATGAAATCAAGGCAGCCAATAAAATGGAGGACGGGGTATGATTATTGCAGTTGATTTTGACGGAACCCTCTCAATGGGGCCCTATCCTGAAATCGGGAATCCCAAACCATACGCGGTAGAGATGATGAACAAATTGAAGGACGATGGCCATTACATTATATTATGGACCTGTCGTCGGGGTGAGCGGCTGGAGGATGCTCTGAACTGGCTCTTGGAGCAAGGTATCCCCTTTGACCGCATCAATGCCCATGAACCGCAGAACCTCGCTCGCTATGGCGATGATCCCCGCAAGATTTATGCCCATTGCTACATCGATGACAAGCAGGTGGGCGGTCTGCCTACCTGGCCGGAGATTTATGAATATATAACGAATGAGGAAAAGAAATGGAAGGAGAATCTGAATAAAGTATAGGTATGAATAAAAAAATTTTTGGTTTAATAGGTCTGGCCGGTTACATATTGTTTCTTGCCGTCTTGGCTGCAGTGGCTTTTAAAATCAATTTTTGGCTTGGACTTCTTGTTATCTCTATCGAAATGATGGTTACATGTGCTATTGTAGTAAAAGACAATAAAAACTAACAACTAATAAAATGTGAGATATGGAAAACTGGAATAAAGCCGATAAAGATGGCAATATAGATGTACCGGACTACCTAATGCCTTTATTAGATAAAATAGGTATGCAACTTAGACTTCATACGATATCCGGGAAAAACGAAATTCAAACTGTGTGTGATATAGTTTATTTAGCGGAAAAATTCTTCACAGAACTAACGGCTAAAAAGAAAAAACAAGAGGAGTTGCGATACTCCTCTTGAAATTCAATCACCCCTATATATGTTTACATTCTGGTTTGTACCATTATTTATTACATAGATATTGATAATTTGGGGTTGTCTCTGAAATTTTTTGATAAACTCTGAAATTTTTTGTGATACGACCCCGATTAATAAACGTTTTATTAATTGGATCATATTAAAAAAATTAAAAAGTATTACGGCAAAAGTGCCTAACCAACTGACAGGACTCGAACCTGCGCTTTTATCAATAAAGATAATGTTCTACCATTTAACTACAATTGACTAGCGCAAATGTCTGTAATAAAAAATTAATGACCAAATTATTGAGATATAAAAAATCATGAAACTAACAAAAGAAGAAGACAAAGTTGTTTGCAAGTTCTTGAAGAATATTGCAGACGAAGGTGGAGAACAGTTATTAAAGCTGACTCAGTTCATGTTACTCCGATGGTCAGAAGAAGGCATTCGGATAAATGCCGGCGAAATTGCTTTAGCCCAGGTGATCAACCATGAAGGAGAACAATACAGTACCCGTATGGTTATTCAGTACTCAAAAGTTGGCGAGAAGACTTTGGAAGAACGGGCATATGAGATAGCAGACCGAATGATTTCTTCAGGATCAGATAATTGTGATATCCGAGAGGAGTTGAAGAAAGCCATATTAGCAGGATACAATTTGTATCATGAGGATTTCGACGATGAATGACGTAAAATAGGACTATCCTAAGATTGTCTTAGGGTAGTCCTAAGAATCAACGACATTTACACTTTTGGAAACGATATATTTCCTTCTGTACTAAATGTGGGTACCTTTTAGCATAAGCTAAATTTGAAAATTGGCCTTTGCCATTTTTACCAATTTTTCTCATTATAATAATTTTTGTATACATATGTTATATTGTCCTATTGTTTTGTAGGACAGTGTAAATATAGAAAGTGATTTTTATATGACAACAATCGGAGTAAGAATGTTTAATATATTCGCAATTGTGCGTGTAAGATTAAATATCCTCAAATATTATTTGATATTCCCAAATTAGAATTAAGAATTTATTAATCTGTCTCAGATTTGGTCATATAAAATATTACGAACATGAAAAAATTAAGCTATGAATATGTTTGAAGCTAAGACAAAGACTATCACGCGATGGGGACTTACTATCCGAGGTTCTGATGTGTATTTTCCTAAAAAGGAAACTGCTATAAAAATAGGGACGTTATCACTAAAGATGAATCCGGAAACAAAGATGTTTGAAGAATACCGACTTTGGGATATATCTTACGGTGATCCTCGTCTCATAGATGAACAAAGATTTGATAGGACAATATTAATTAAACAATAAAAAAAGATGAAGCAAATACCAATATCGAAAGATGAAATATCTTCCTTAGAAGCAATGAAAATATACATTTCAAACGAAATTCTCAATTTAGAAATTGAGGAGGATTCAGAGAAAGAAAAAGTTTTTTTGAAAATGGAATCAACTATTGATTCTATTATTAAAAAGTATAATTCATAACTAAAAATAAATGAGTCGAAATAGCTCATTTCACGAAAAATATAAATAACAATGGAAATAAAAGCGGTTTGCCCAAATCTTTCAAATCGTATATTCAATTTGTATATACAGCTTATTTTGTATAATTATGCAGTCAAGTCACAAAAGTGTGGGTTAAAGATGCTACTTTTGTAGTAAAAAGCGAATCGTTTATCTGCAGGGTATGGGGTATCATCGGAACACATTGAGAAGAATAAGGTTGGTCTGCGACATCGTCCGCGAGCATTATGAGCCGGGCAGGCGTGACCGCTGCTACAAGGAGGTATGGCGGCGTTACGTCTACCCAGTTTATCCGATGTGCTACCGTACGTTTCTGAACTACATAGGTGTGAACATCGAGCATGAGCAGAAAAAAAACGCCACCCGCCAGCTGACACTGTTTTAGATCCCGAATTGGGTTTCAAATGTCATGGCATATTCGCGGATACCGTCCTCACGCTCGTATCGGGAGATCGCCACCTGTTCGATCTCGTTGAACTGATCCCCCCCGAGCCCATAGAGCGTGTTACCGATCGCGTCCATCAAATCGATGATGGCAAACGCCCGTTTGCGATAGCTCTCCGGGGCTGCCATCGTTCCACTCACTGTCGGTGCATCTGCCACCCGTATTAGGATCTTCATCTTACCCCATCGTACATCGACCGTCTGGGTCTCGAAATCGATACTACTCGCGCTGATCAGCGCACAAGGGAACTTCACTGGCGGGGCTCCGTTGTAATAGTCCATCTGTCCCCAATCCTCGGCAATGTAGGCAAGCTCGGGTACTTTTGCCTGCAGCTCGCTCATGATCTGTAATAAAATCTCTTTCATTTTGAGTTTTTAAGTTTTTGAGTTTTTAAGTTTTTGAATTGAAACGTTGCAGTTCCTGGGCAATAACGCCCTGTTCCCGCTCGATACGCAGGCGGTTGCTCACCACCTCGGCCACTAACTCATGCACCCGGGGATGATCGCCCACGAAAGGACGGGCAGGGATCACAATGGTCCGTTTAATGCGTTTGGCCAAAGCCATCTGCCGAAACTTCTCATTCTTTGTCTCGTGGTATTGCGCCCACGCCCACCGGCGCATCTGCGTCGAGGGGACAAAGTCCTGTTTGATCCTTCCGCCATAGTTATGGATGCCGGCATAGGGCACACTGTTGCTGTAGATGAGCCGTGTTCCATCGATACGGCTCCTGAGTCCACGGCGCAGCGCGCCGGTACGGATCAGCATCGACCCGGTCGTAGGTTGATAGTTTGGGCTGAGCGGAGTCCATTTTCGGTCGAAAAAGGCTTTGCGCTCGAAGTTCAGGTCAAACTCCTCGGTAAGCTCCACCCGAATGTCTTTCATTATTTTTCTCAGCAGGCTGTTGTCCATATTCAAAAAAAGTTTTGTATGTTTGTGAAAAATCAAATGTTATGGAAAAAGACTGGAAACAAGTAGATCTCTCCAATGCAACTATTTTCGACTTAACGGATGATGAGGAAATGATCCGATTGGCAGAGGATTGCATCGAGGGAGAACCAACCCCCGAACGTGCAACCTATAATCTGTCTTATTCCCGTACTCACATCGTTGACTCAATGATTGCGTTTGCAGACATGACAGAAAACAAGCCTCTTTACCATGCAATTTTAGCAGCTAACCCAGACTACGAAGAGTTTGAAAGTTGCATCGTATTTGCTAAAACAGATGACTAACAAGGCTTGCAGCCAGCTTTTTCCCTATCTTTCCCTCACTGTTTTCTACCAAGGCTTTTACGAGCCCCTCTTTCTGTTTTGTGTAAGGTTCATTGATTAAATAGTCTTGAACAGACAAGACAACTTTCGCTTTGTCTAACCCATAATCATTGATAATTTTTTGATAGGCCAGCACCCATCTGTTGTAGCCTGTGTTGTCTCGATTTTCCATCAATTCTCTGTGCCCTAAATCACCTCCAAGAGCTTCGAAAAATTCCGTAAGCGTGTTGCGAGCAACAAACTCGTTGGCGGTTTCCATGTAACGCCTCTGAAGGGGCGTCATATAGATCATTCCTGGTTTGTTTTTGTTGTGAACAATCTCATGCCATAGCGTAGCCATAGATCGTTCTTGCACAAAAGAGTTCTCCTTTCCATTCTTCAGGTTGTTGACAGCATCGATGCAATCTTTTAATATAGGTTCAGAAAGCAAAATTGTCCCATTTATATCCGTCGCTCCGTTACGACGCGGATTTCTGTCTATCACAATCTGTTGAAGCGGACGAACAAACCAGTCTTCTTTGGCAACATCTGTTATCCTTTTTGCAAGCTCGTCGCTGTTTTTAATATCCGGACAGAAAGCCTTTTTTATTTTATTCATCAGCTTGTTTCGTAAAGATTCGCTTACCTCATAATAGGGATGATGCGGTGGGAAGATGACCTGCTGCTTGCCCGGATTGTAGCGGAAGATAGCCGCCTTGTTTACTCCGTTCTTGCCGGCCTGATAGGTCGCTTCGCGTCCCTGCTGGATGGCGGTGTTGCTGTCCGAACGGGGGTATTTCCCACGACGCACCTGCACCACCGTGCAACGGCATCGCCATCCATTCGGTGGGAAGAACTCATCCCAGAAGGGGTCGGAAGTCGGGAGCGTCACACGGTGGAGCACACGGTGCTCGTAGCGAACCCGGTCATCACCGGCCGTACGGTACTGCAGGTCGTAGTCGTCGCCATCCTGCTCGAAGTCGGCCCACTTGGCAGCCATCTCCGACGAAGCCTGGGCGAAGATATACTCAGCCTTCAGCCAATGGCGGTTATACTTCTCGTTGATGGCAGCAACATCCTTGTAAAAGCGGTCGAACGATTTCAGCAAGCCGTTTTTGTCACGCAACAGGTTGGCTGCCTCACGCAGCTCTCGGTAGGTCTTGAAGCCGCTGAAAACGAAGACATCCTCCCTCAGGTGCTGCGCCATCACTTCGGGTATCACGCCGCTTTCCAAGGCAGGCGAAATCGCTCCGGCAAAGATATCGGTGGTGGCATCCACCAAAGCACGTATCTTCGGATGCTGCATGCTCTCGTAGGTAAAACCTTGATTGCGGAAGATATGGCGCACCGCAGCTCGGAAGATCTCTTCATCCACCGTGGGGATGTTGTCATCCTCGCCTGCAGCCAGCTGGGTGAAGCCATCCCGGTAGAGGTGATTGATTTCAGCGGTCAGCCCCGAACGCCCCCCGGGGCCTACTCGAAAAAACCGTCACCCTCACCCGCCTTGTTTCTCGGTCCGGTCACCTCGATGCCGAATTTCTCTTTAATCCATTCCGGGTCCACCTTAAAATATTGCATCGCTTCAGAAGTCCGCTTCCACAGCTCCTTCGTGTCCTCTTCCGAATTGAAGCTAAAACGCATCCCTTGAGGCAGCAATCCCAATCGGTAGAGTGCAGGCAGTACCGTAGAGTTCATCCAATCTTCCACTTGTCGCTTGTCAGATGCTACATACTTCTCCAGCTGCTTCACGGCCACCTCTTCTTTCGAGCGGTTGCCATTTTTGGTATCCTGCCCAATCTGAGCACCACTGATCAGCATTGACATTTCTGAATTACAGAGAGCAATCAGATTGTTATAGACGTCGCCACTGGTGCTCACGCCGTTGGCAAACTCAAACTCCTCGGTAGTATCTATAATAAAGTAGGCAGCCGAACCCATATCGCGTAACATCTGCTCCGCCCGGTCAAGCATCTCCGGATCTTGCGTGTTGGTCTTGATATAGCGTGGCGGTATGCCATAGATTTCGCACAGTTCCGACCAGCAGCTATGGGCGAACTTTTTGAACAGCGCATGGGGCACTGCCTTATTCAACAGTCCGTAGTTGTTCGGATGCCCGAATTCTAAGATGTAAGTGCCAAACTCACGTAAATCCCGGTAATATTCCCCCTTATCGGCATTGCTGTCGTAGAGGAAGAAGCCCAGTTCCGGCACCACATTTTGCCGGGGAATCAAATTTACCTCCAGTTCATCACTGTCAGAAGCGGTAAACTCCACTAAAGAATGACCGTAAAAGAGGCTTTCCAGCATATAACGGACCAGGAGCGGAAACCACACCGCCTCGCTTAACAGACGGGTCGCCTCTTCATTGACTTTGTCCCCCTGGTCCTTCAGCGAAAACTCGGCGGCAAGCGTCCTGCCGATGCGCTGTTCGATCTGGCTGGTCAGGAGGGCATCCAACATCACGTCGGCATAGAGGTCCATCAGTTCCCGTCGGCGCGGCCGGTCTACGCTGTCGGCTTGGCGGAGTGCCCTGCGCCAGGTGTCGAGGTCACGACGTACCCTGCTGATCGCCTTGGGTGCTATTTTGCGTACCAACCCCTCACGCTGGCGGATCAGCGGGGCTGATTTGTTGTCTTTGCGGTTGTTCCGCTTGTTACGGTAATATCGGTTGTCTTTTGCCATTTTCGAAAAGCTTTTAAATCGTTTTTAAAAAGGATGTCCACCTGCCTACCAGGAGTGTGTGAATTTGGGTTGCGAGCCGAAGCGCACAGCCCCCACCGGGCTGCCCTCTTCCTGTTCGCGGAGCGGTAGCCCTGAAGGAATATCACCCTTCATCAGTTCTTTCAGATAGGCCATATCACGGTCGTAGGTCTCTTTCACCCGGCTGTAGAGGATATCCACATTGCATCGCCGGATCAGAAACCAGAGCGCGATGTTCTTGCAGATCTCCACCAGTTCGGCGTCGCGCTCTTCGCCCGTGGCACTGAAGATTTTCTGTACATCATACCTGCCGGACAACAACCGGCTCACCCGCTTCACGGCAGCAGCGATACACTGTTGCAGGATGGCTGGTGTATAGTCGGTGATCTCTTGCACCTGATAGTCGGCAACCACAGTTTCCATTTCATTCGTTTCGATAAACATATCATTATTGGGGTTATAGGGTTAATATTTACGGCTGGGCCGCTTGCCGACGCGGTAGGTCCCGGAGGATGCCATGCTGCGACGGTTGAGCAGGTAGACTGCCCCCTCCAAGGCATCGGGAGCATCGTCATGGACCTTGCTGCCCTTTTCAAACATTAAGAGCTGCTCCACGAGCTGCATCATGCCGGGCGAATCTTTTTCTTTCTCGTTGAAGATGATCAGTCCCCGCTCAAAGAGCGGCTGCATTGCCTCAATACGTGCAAACTTGTCGGGCTTCTTACGGGCATCACCCCGGATCGGGATTTGGTGGCCCATCGCTTCGCCCACCTTTTGGAACTCGTCCAGCATCAGATCCTGAATGAAGTTCGACTCCATGTAATAGAGTACCGGTACCCGGCCGTCGATGTAGTTGTCTATCTCGTAGTGCCATGCCACCATCGTGCTCACGGAGGTCTGATCGGCGTATGCCTTCAAGAGGTGATATACTCCCTCTTTGGTCTTGCCCAGCAGCATGGTTGCCTTGTAGTCGTTCTGCGTGGATGCCTTGAAAGAAGGGTCGGTATAACATACCAGACTGCGGTACTCTTTCAGTGGCAGCATCTTGCCATAGCGGATATGTTTGCGGAGGAACACCGCCCCTTCGTTGACGGGGTTGTTCATATACTCTTTTTGGAAACGACGCTCACCCATGTAGGTACGCAGTTTCACAATCTCCTCCCGGCTGTATTTCTCCGTCCACGAGGGCTGGCCGGATGCGTCGATGGCGTTGACCACCGTATGGTGTGTTTCCGGGCGCTGGGCGAAACGGCTCAGGATACTGTCCTTGCCGATCCGGTTCCCTACCAGTACAAACCGCCCGCGCCCCATATCCATCGCGCCGAGCAGAGCCGAGAGGCACCAGTCGAAAGCCTGCGACACACGCGCCTGGTTGCGTACCATCTCGTCGTCGTCGATATCATCGATTACGATATAGTCCGGACGCTGGCCACGGTTCTTGATTCCACGAGGCGATTGACCACGACCCAGCGCCATGAAGTACATTCCGTCGGCGGTCTTGAACTCGCCGGTACTCCAGCTGCCTTCGTCGATCTTGATGTTGAAATCGGATTTCAGCAGCGCATTGAACTCCAGTTCACACTGCAGGTCCGAGAGCAGGCGGTCGGCACTGTCTTCCGACTTCGATACAAGGACCATCACATGGATGGTACGCCTCTCCTGGATCATCAGCCAGATAGGTATCATTAGGGAGATATGGGTCGATTTGGCATGGCCACGCGCCCACTCGAATACGGCGCGGGTGTGAGGATGGGTTTTGAGCCAGCCTGCAGCTGACAATTGGAACTTACCACACTTCGTGATCTGTTTTGTTTCCGGATCGGTGCAAAGATGCGGAAAGTAGGTCTCCACAAAGTAGGCATAATCCCGTCGGGCATGATCGACCCGCTCTTCCCGTTCCTTGCTGGTATCGGTGAGGTGGAAATCATATGAGAGGATGAGCCGTTTTCGTTCTTCCCACTTTTGCCATTTCTCTTTAGATAGTCTGTTTTTAGCCATTGTTCATGCGCATTAATAGGTATTCATCCTGTTTCTTCGTCAGTAACTGCACAAACTCAGTGGTAATCTCCTGGTCGGTGGCACTCTTCTCGATCACCCAGTCACCGAAACGGGTCAGGATGTCGGCGATATCGTCGATGGTGCAACCGGTTTGCAGCTTCTTCAGCTGGTTGCTCGCTTTGCTGAACTCATCGGCATTGAACTCCTCGCCGCTATCGAGCATCTCGTTGAGCTTCATCAGCACCTTATTGATGATCTGGTCGCGGCTCACGGTGCGTGCCACCCGCTTCAACTCCCAGCCTCCCGTCTCTTTCCATTTCGACAGGGTCTGCTGGCTCACACCCACGCGCTCGGCGATTTCCTTCTGGGGCACCTTTTGCATGTACAGGAGGTAGGCGTATTCATACTTTTGCGGGTCTTTCACACGAATCCCCGCCTTTTCCTTGTCTTGTTTTTTTGCCATAACCGTTCTTTGTTTCGGACAAAGTTCAAACGAATTAAAGTGATTGAAAATAAAAGTGTAAGAATTTTCATCGCTGCTTTACAGGCTTTTGCCTTACCGGTAAGTTTGTCCTAAAAAAGTATCGCACCATGAACGAAGACGAATATGTATTAAATGATGAGAGCGTGGTAAACAGCCACGGTTTTGTCCTTCTCAACTCCGCCGGACGTTTCGAGCGTTACAACGCCAACCCGGTGATGCTGTTCAACCATGACGGTGCCAACCTGATCGGCCAGATGACCGGACTGAGGGTGGAGGGCACGAAACTGATCGGCAAGGCGGTGTATGACGAAGAAGACACCTTGGGGGCCAAATGCAAACGCCAGGCAAAGAAAGGAATCCTGAAAGGATGCAGCCCCGGGATCATCATCAACGCCGTGGAACTGCGCACGATGCCTGGTGGAGAAGAGCGCGTCACGGTGACCGACTGGGAGTTGTGCGAAACGAGCCTGGTAAGTGTCCCCAGTAACAGGAATGCCCTGCGCCTGTACAACAGACAGGGTGTGGAAATCCCCGACGACCAGGTAAAGCTGAGCATCGAGGCATTATTGAACGTAAACAAAAAAACAGAAGAAGAAATGAAAGAAATCATTTTGACCTCCGAAGCCTATGTGGCTTTGGGACTGAAGAGCAACGAAGCCGACGGCAAGTCCATCAGTGCTGCTATCATGGAGCTCCAGGCGCGTGTCGAGAAAGCCGAGAAGGAGTTGGAAGACCAGCGCAAGCTGAAAGCGAATGAATTGGTAGCATTGGCTATCAAGGATGGACGCATCACCGCCGACAAGAAAGAGGCATTTGAAAAATTGGCCTTGGCTGATTATGACACTGCCAAATCCACCTTGGAGGCAATTCCGGCGAAAGAATCGTTGGGTGCAAAGGTGACGCACTCCACCGGCAAAACAGCCATCGCCGACGAGCGCAAAGACTGGACCTACCTCAAATGGGCCAAGGAAGACCCCGAGGGTTTGAAGAAGATGAAGGCCGAAGATCCGGAAGCCTTCGAGGAACTTAAAAAACATATCCGATAACATTAAACATCAATAACTATGGCAATAGAAAAACAAATCTGGATCAGCATGCTGATGGAGGGATTCTACCCCGACCGCAGCTTCCTCGCCCGTTCGGTGGATATGACACCGATGGTGGAATATAACAAGATCAACCTTGCCGAAGCGGGTGTCGCCCCCGATGTGTTGGTCGATAATAAGGATTACCCCGTGCCGACCATGAGCCGCACGGATACGCCGCTCGAGCTGACGTTGCATACCTTCGACACGAAGAATACCGTAGTCCGCAACGTGGAAGAAATGGAAACGGCTTACGCAAAAATGGAGAGTGTAGTGCGCCAGCACCGCAACACCCTGCAGGCAAAAACGGCTGCCTATGCGGCTCATAACTGGGCACCGGCCAAGACTGCCGAACTGACACCGGCCAAAGCCACTGCAGCTCCGGGAAAAATATCTTTTGAGGACATCCTGAAGATGGATGCCTGGTTCCGTGGGCAGGATATCGACCCGGCTACACTTGTGGCAGTGTTGAATCCTTACCATCTTGCCGACCTGCAATTGGAGGACATGAAACTTTATAAGAATATGCTCGAAAGCAACCGCCTGTTCGGCTTCACAGTCTTCACCTTCTCGCAGCTGCCTTACTATAAGCAAGCCGACGGTACGAAGGTGGCGTTTGGCACGAAAGCGACCGAGGCCGACACCCAATGCTCGCTGTTTTACTCAGACCAGGAGGTAATGCGTGCCGATGGCGATATCGAAGTATTCGCGAAATACAAAGACCCAGGAGAACGCGGTGACGTGATCGGCTTCCAAAAACGATTCACCGCGCTGCCGATCCGCAAGAAGTACCAGGCTGTCATTTACAACAAAGCGGGAGCGTAATGGCTAAGCTCTTCTATCTTGTTATCCACTGCACCGCCACCCCTGCAGGCCGTGAAGTATCGGCGGAAGAGATCCGTCGTTGGCACACAGCCCCTCCAAATGAAGGAGGCCGCGGCTGGAAGCAGGTCGGTTATACCGACATGGTCCATCTGGACGGGACGGTGGAACGGCTGGTGGCAAACAACGAGGATGACGTGGTCGATCCGTGGGAGGTTACCAATGGGGCAAAAGGGTATAACCGGACAGCCCGGCACATTGTGTACGTCGGCGGGTGCGAGGCGCACAGCCAAAAGCCCGAGGACACCCGCACGCCTCGGCAGCTCTGGGCACTGGAGGCCTATGTGAAGGATTTCCACCAAAGGTTCCCCGATGTCCGGATTGTCGGTCACAACGAGCTGGCAGCAAAGGCCTGCCCGTCGTTTGACGTGCAAAAGTGGCTTAAACAAATAGGTATTAATCAATAAAACAATAAACGACATGAAACATTTAGACAAAACAGTATGTCTCCTGATCGCCCTGCTGGCGATGTCCATTCCTGTAATCGCACAAACGGCGGCAACAGTCCCGGAGGCGGAAACTCCCGTGTATGAAGACATCTTCGCTTCGCTGGCGGCGATCGTGGCCGGCGTTCCGGTGATTGTGGAGGCAATCAGGGGTTTCTGGAAGGATATGCCGGGATGGGCTGGTATGGCACTCAACTGGGTGCTGGGTATCGGAATCTGTATGTTCGGCTGGTGGCAG